TAGAGAACTCCAGCACAAGTGCGTCATTAACAGAGAACTCGAATGGGATCAGATTGGCCTTGTTTGGAGCTTTCGCTATAAACTCAGTACCGGACCGCTTAACAACTCCACCGTGAGGAAGCACTGTAGCATTGATTAACTTAGAGCAGCCGCTATGGTACTGGACGAGATCGGTACGGCCTGTCATATACTCTGACAGTTCGCCCCAATTGTACGAGTTTTTTATAACTTTTGTTGGCATTAGATACCTATTAAAGTTGCATCAAATGTTCCGCCCGATGCACCTGGATCGCCACTGGGTGTAATTGTCAGTGTGGCATTAGACGGTATGAATATCTCAGTATCAGATGTAAGCACAACCTTCTCTGTAGCGTTTTCGGCCCAGTCAGTTTTTGTGTACATAACAGTCCCGTCTGCATCGGCTATGGTTGTTGTATAAGTAATACCGTTAGTTGAATTATTGGTTACGCCAATTATCCATCTCATTCTGCCATTAGTAACGATGTCTTTTTCTATAGCGGCAGACACGCCAGATGCCCATGTAAATTGAACAGGCTTTTCCCGCCATACCGGTTTTGTGTTATTTGTGTTTCTGAAATCTTCAACTGCCATTAGAAATACCTCGCAAAAATTCTTAAATTAGTTATTGTCGTAAGCGTTGGATAGAATTTAACATATCTTAATCCAATGAAATCTGATCCAAATTTAGCCACCCTGCTATTTCCTGTGTCGGCCACTAACGTACTACAAGCAGCTAATGTTAAAGCCGTCAAAACCATTGTGTCTGCCCATCTTCTCGTTCCCGATTCTACCACTGAACCAACTGTGATAGCCAGCGACGCAACACCTTCTTCTGGTCCGCCATCACACGCGCCTGTAATAAGCACAGTTCCAGTTCCAGCCTGATCGCCTGTCATTATTATAGACAGGTAATTAGCCTTCGTCTCAAGGCCGCGACCGCCTTTGATAGAATCCAACAAGTCCATATCGCCAGACGTTACGCCCAACGGGAAAGCGGTTGGTTCTGTAACGTCACCGCCGTCATAGACCTTTGTATAACTGCTTATAGATGTTCGCTGCGCTACTTCTACGGCCATATTTGTGTTCCCTGTTGCCTTGATCGAATCCATGCTGAACTAGAGGTTGATCGTGGCTTACCTTGTGCTCCATCTACTGAACGAGCAGACGGCATTACAAGTCTTTCAAATTCATTGATTAGATCAACTTTGGTCTTAGGGGTCCCCTTTAATGGTATTACTATCTTAATCGCCAGTTTAGTAGCTATCGCATTCTTTAGCTTCGGCGTGAATTTCGTTGTATCTGTAAGTTGTTTTACATACCTGACGAATACTATATTAGAATCTACCCCAGAAGGAGTGAGATTTCCATTAGTGATGTCCGTAGTTATCAATGAACTTGATGTGTATGTACTCACTACTAGCCATGTACCTACATTTCCGGTTACGCCTGCGCCAAGATTGCCTGCTGTTATATCATTCGCTACTGTGTCGGCGGTGTAATTAGCTAAGACTTCATGGACTAATGTTCCGCTTTTAACGTATTGCCCATCAACATAAGTATTTCCACTCGTGTAATTATCTGGTGTAGCAGATACAAAGCTATTAGCATTATACTTAATAGTGTCAGCCCATGTAGGAGGAATCTCGCCAGCGTCAGAATGTATAAAGTCACCTTGTCTCTCCCATGGGAAGATTCCTGTCGAGTTATTACGCGGGTCCGCGCCAATGCTATCGTCGACTGAAACAACTCTCAATAGGTCTGATGGATTGGCAAATCTTTTGTCGTAGCCAAATAGAGGATCTGTGGCGTCGGCCAAAATAATGTCATTAACCATAGCTTCGTTCCAGAGATGGTCTATCATTACCTCGTCACGTGCAATGGGATAGAACCGATCACATAAGACGTATTGCTTCTGTGAGGTCTTAGTTTCGTCTATTGATTCTTCGCCAATCATACCTAGTGACTGGTTCCATATTGTCTGTTCGCCTGTGAGAGCCATGTTAACCTCAAAATATGGGGCGAAGCCGAAGCCCCGCCCCGTTAAAACTAGCTTGCAATCGCTTTTCCTGCGACGGTATAAAATACCATTACCGCCATACCTTCAGCAGTAGTCCAATCGACAGCGGCGGACGTAAACAGAACGTCTGCTGCGGCAGTCAATGGAGCTAAAGTATTGACAACGGTTGTACCGTCTGGCTTTGGTATTACTACTTGCGGAGTAGTCGATGCAAGAGTAGTTACGTCACCAAACAAATCCGTGTCTCCTGAAATACCAAGCGTTCCAGTTGTTGCGCCAGTTGTTGCGTCTGGGGCATCAAAAGTAGCTGTTGCTATAGGCCAAACTATAGAGTACAGAACGACCGCACCCTTTGGCAATTTACCAACCTTGAATGTAGAGCCAAGGGTTAATCCATCGGCGGTCAAAGCGGTAGCCCTGTCTGTGCTGCAATAAACCAAACCTCCGCCAACGGCGGCATTTGGCAATGTGCCAACAACAGGAGTTTCTTGTAAAGCAAATACTGTACCTTCGTAAGTTCCAGTAGGCATAGTGTTACTCCTTTCTTAGATACATTCGATCTTCAGGACTTTATCTTCATCCATCCGAATTGAGTTCATACCGACACGGGCACTGATTTGCCATACCTGCTTACGAGGCAGCCAGTCGGTGTTAAAGATTGGGGATTCATGCTTTGCGAAAAGCATTCCCTCTTTTGTCCATACAGGAACCTCAAATACTTCAGTAGTAGTATCAACAGCGTTGTTAGTACCGATAGTGATGTTGTTCGTGATTACAAATCTAAAGCCCATGTACTCATTGACAACGCCAGCAAACAAAGACCGGATGATGTTGGTGTCAATGCTCTGGGTTTCGGCTTGCAAGAGCAGGTCGGACATCTGCTTAGGAGCGACAGCGATATAGAACAAATCGTCGGGGTCGTTCTCAAGTTCCTGCAATGCCCTCTTAGCAAGGACTAACTTTTCGATGGTGAGGCCCGAAGACACTCCGCCAGCCGTAAAGTCGTTCTGTGCGTCATGCAAAATGGTTCTACCGATGCCGCTGGTAGCATACGCCGTGTTGGACAGAACGTAAGTATCTGTGCCCGGAGTTTTGCCACCACTAACATTTGCAAAGAACGCATCTGTGATAACGGTGTTTTCTTTTCTGATCTCACCTTTGGCAAGAGCCTGAATGTAATCAGAAGTTGGATCGGTATGCAAAGCAATATCATCTTCTTTGTCTACGAAGATACCTTTGCGATACCATTTAGGTGTTATCCACCTACGGTTGTGAGTCATATCCTCAATGGGAATGTCCTCAAAGCGGGTCGTCTTCTCGTCAAGCTCGATAGTGCCGAGGAAGTCATACGACTCGTTCTCGCCTTCTATCCGCTCTTCGCGAAGCAAACCCTGATACATAGGTCTGCGCTGTTGAAGCACGGCCTCGTATCCAGTAGTGTACGAGTTAAACATTGCTTCTGTATAACCCGTAATACTGTTGGTGTTGCTGTTTCTTGTAGCCATAATTGGCCTTTCATTTAGAAACACTACTCTAGTTAATCGCGTAGGTTGTCTCGTGAAAGGCCATCGCTACCGCTTACTACGGTATCGGGTGGATTACCACCATTTTTGCCGGGCAGTTATGCTTGTCGGCTTGCTACTATTTTTCTATTCAATTCCTGAAATTCGACCATTAAGGCTTTATGGCCTCGATCAAACTTGTCCATGAAAGCTGGATTATCTTTTATATCCTGCATCTGCTGATCTAAAGTCTTCGATGCTACTGGTTCAGCAGGTCTATTTATGCTATCCTCTGCTTCAAGGTTGGCAATATGATTAAGCATTTGAGTTACGATAGGTATATTCCTAATCCCACGCTCTTCAAGTGCTGTAGAGAAACCATGCTTGTCTGAGGTCAACTTAGCGTCGTTCATAGCATTCTCGTAATTGATGCCGTAATGAACCTTAGTCGCCTCTGTATCAGCCTGGTCTGCCTCTTGCATCTGTTGCTCATAAAGCTCGCCTTGGGCCGCTACAGCCTCAAGTTGGAAGTCAATCGCCCCCTTGAGCTGTTCCTGTGAATACCCAGCCTTGTGAGCGAACTGTTTGAATCCATCTATGAGTTCTGGAGCTAAGTC